ATGTGGCAATCCCTGTCTTGAAGGACAGCGCAAGGTTAAAGTTGCCCGACGACCTAGCTTGCCGACAGTCCGTGAAACCACGCTTCCTGTACACCATGCACAAGCCCAGCGTGGAGGGCTTGTACACCCCCTATGTGCACTCGTCCTGCGTCTGCAATGAGAGAGTCGGTTTAGCAGAGCGTATGTTACGGGCATTACCGGTGGATGTGGTCTTGAATCCTGGAGGGAGGTACCATGAGCTGATGCGCAATGTAGCCAGGGAACTTGTTCCTTGGAAGAAGCGGATCGTGCCGTGGCCTCTGGAAAGGATTGTGGCTAAGTACAGCGGGCGCCTGCTAAAGAGATACCAAGCCGCCTTTGACGAGATCCAGCTTGAGGGGCTCCCGGGAGCGTCTCATGCGAAGATCAAGGCTTTTGTCAAAGGAGAGAAGTTCAACATCGAGTCCAAGCCCTCTAAGCCGAGGATGATATGGGCTCGTCATCCAAGATATAATCTTGAGTTGGCTTCTTACCTCCACCCAATCGAGGTGTTCCTATGGGAGGCGCTCGTAACGCCGAGGTGGTCAGGTGTCTCGCCGAGCCGCATTGTGGGCAAAGGGTTGAACTCTAGGGCTAGAGCTCGTTTGGTGGCCGAGAAGATGGACCGGATACCGAATTGCGTAAGCTTTGAGGTAGATGGTTCCGCCTTCGAGGCCCACATATGTACCGAGCAGCTGAAGTTGGAGCACTGGGTGTACCGGCGCCTGGTGTCTGGGGACCGACAACGACTGGGGGAGCTTCTGTCTTTTCAATTGCATAACAGAGGTGTAACCCAGAACGGCATTAAATTCTCTTTGGAGGGCGGGAGAGCTTCTGGTGACTACAACACTGGACTAGGCAATTCGTTGCTAATGACGTTCATGTGTGTAGGGGCCATGAAGGAGATCCAGCCTGCCGGTTGTTGGGACCTACTTGTTGATGGTGATAACTGTGTTTTCTTCTGTGAGGCTGGCGACCTCAGGAAAATCAGTGGATCTATTGGCAATGTCATGAAAAACTTCGGCCACGAGGTGAAAGTGGAGCGACCAAGCGAGATCTACGAGTGTGTGACTTTCGGCCAGAGCCGGCCGGTGTTTAACGGGGAGGACTACGTGATGGTGAGAGATCCTATTAAGGCTGTGTCCTATATGTGCAGCCATTATAGGCATTTCCATGATCTAAAAGGTGGTCTGAGGATCCTTAAAGGCATCGTGTTGGGTGAGTTGCACCTCGCTCGTGGTATTCCTTTGATACAGGCATACTGCGTGGCCCTCCTTGACAAGTTGAAGGGTGTTTCGATGAGCACAGTCGCAGTGCTCGAAGATCCCCGATATGAGTTGAGGGCCGGGTTTCTTCCGGATAGCATCCAACCGAGAGATGTTACCTGGGAGGCTCGGGAGAGCTTTCAGCGAG